CTTCCACCCCCTCCAAATAATCCAAGGTATTTAGATTCCAATTCGCCAATACTTCTAAGCAAAAAAAAACACTTGGTTGTGCTATCGACATTGATGCGTTTAGAAACTTATCGGCTACCTCAGCGTGTTTGTTACCATCGTATTTGAATGATAGGTATTGAGCAGGCTCATAAGTTAAGGCACAAAGTTCATGTAGTTTATTAGGAAAGTAGTCGGGCTGCTCCATTAATGTTTTAATGGTAATGTAACGTGCTACGTTTATATCGTTTACCGAGCGTGATGCCTTGTAAAAGTTACCACCTTGCCATGTAATTAACTTAGGTTGTGGTTTATACTTAACAGACTTTAATAAGCCGCAAGTAAAAGACTTAAATGATACTTTAGGCTGAATGGGCTTGGTTAAGAATGAAAGGCTTTTAACTAAGTACTTGTAATGCTTTAAATCTAAGTTCTCAACTTCGTCATAGGTTTTGCCGGTAAAGAATGAAATAATACGTGACCAGTCTATTTCGCCCTGTAGGTGAGGATAGATGGTTTGGTACTGTTCAATGGTTACTTTATTCCAATTAAAAGGTATTGTCATATACCTATTAAATACTAAAAAAGTTGATTTGTTTTAGGCAAATGAATATCTGCCTGAACCTTTATTTATCTTATTAAGAGCTACATAACGAATAGCATCAATAGTGTGATTATTAAAATCAACGGGTATATTTTTACCGTCTATCCATTTATAAGATCTAAACTCTTTTATGGTATAAGTTGACGTTCTTGTTATGTTAATCTTAAATTGCTTTAAAGTATCTATTGAATTACGGATTGAGTCTGGTCCTTTGTTAGCCCCTTGAATATTAAAACCTGCCCTTGTTAAGTCTTCAATACTTTTAGGCTCAGCACTATCAGCAACTATTGGCATGGCTCTTGTTACACCTAGCCTTGTTAATTCGTTTGCAATATCGCTATTTGTTAATCCTGTGCGATATAACAGCTCGTCTATGTATATCTCACTATTATATCTAAATACTTTTATAACCGTTGTAGGGTCATTAGTAAAGCCAAAGTCCATTCCAATTCCAAGTAACTCAGCACCCAAAGGAATGTTATCTACAATATCAAAGTTTCTAAAGACTAAGCCCTCTATTTTCCCAGTCATGCCACGTGCATAAACCTTGAATAGTTCCATATCTTTAAACCTTAAGCCTTCTATTTTATCACGTATCTTTTGAGCAACAAATGGATTGTGCCTGTGGTCGGATATGAATAACTTTACGCCATCCGTACCTATTAGATTTTCATGCACCCAGAACTCAGCATTGGGATTGTAGTCGATATAAACTTGTTTACGGGTACGCATATACAATTCGTTAAATATATCGTATGTGATACCCTGCGCTTCGTTTATGAATAGATAATCCCTTTTACCTGACTTTGCACCTTGGGCGGTCTCATAAGATTTAAACTCCATTACAGAGCCATTAGCAAATTGAAAGATACGGTCTGTTCTATTGTAGTCTGATATCTTATGCCTAAGTTGTTCGCTATTGTTGTAGATATCTAAGGCATCACGTAAAGCACCAGCTTTTAAGTTAGGGATTGATTCGCCAACAACTGTGATAACTATTGGCGATTGAATAGCTTTAGTGAATAGTACTTGTAAAATGGAATAGGTTTTTCCTGAGCTGCTCCCGCCTTGATTGACTAATACGTCTTCGGTAGCAAAGTAGTTGGCTTCATATAGGCATGAGGTTTTAAACACATTAATCTAAACTAATATCTTTTTCATTACTACTCAATGGTGAATCGCTTTTAATTATCTCAACTGTTGTGTTGAGGTTTATGTTTTCGTTTTTAGATTCTACTTTAGTAACTATTCTTTGTCTCAACTTGTTATATTCGGATATAGCTTTTACTTTAGAACTAAAATCTACATTTTGTAACATAGATAGATATAATTGTTTATCTGCAAAATTATCATTTAACCCAGCTTCTTTTACTTCTTCCTGTATACGTAAGGAGATGTTAGGATTTGTTAATAATTCACTTGCTGAAACCTTACATACATTATACTGCTTAATATCACTTAAATCTTTATTATAAGCCTTTGCATAGGCTTTTGTCCCGTTACAAAAAAAATCTTCAGATACAAAGTACTTACAAAAAAGCAATTGTTTTTCATTTAGTTTATTATCTTTATTTTGTTTTTCTATTTCCATTCTGTTTGGTATTCGTAAATATCCTGCATTAATTCAAAAATTCGTTATAAACTCTATCGTAAAAAGCCTCAGCTTTATTATTACAATTTTCACTAATATGTTTAATATTTTCTTTTACCTTTTTATTCCATGCAATACATCCTGCAATAAATCCAAACATAAAACCAGCTGATAAAATTAAAAGTATATTTTCTATATTCATAATCTTAATTCAAACATACAATTATCTCACCAAGTATATGTGAGTTTGCTACATCACAAGGTAGCGTCATTTTGCTAAAATCTATCATCTTAAAAAGTTATAGTTACTAATTACTTCATCTAAGATAATCTTTTTATTTGACTTATCCCAACAATTTAATAAAAAGTTACAGTCGGCTACCGGATCAGTCGTAAAGCATCCAAAGCGTAAACCATCTATTAAGGTAGTTCTAATTAATCCTTGCGCTCCATCTGTATAACAATGCGTTGGCTTTTGTGCTATTCTAATAGAACCGTCTAATAGTTTTTGTTGCCCAACAATCATATCATAATCGTTTTGATACTTTTTAAATATATCGTATGTGTTATGGTTAAACGTTGTATCGTCATCTAAACCAAAAAAGAAACCATCTTGTAAATTATCTAAGGCTTTGTTAACCTTTTTACCTACACCGCTTAAGTCATCAATACAATCAACTGTTAAGTAAGGAATATTATATGCTTGGCATTCTTTAATAAGTATTTCTCTATGTTTAGCTATAACAACAATCCAATTAATATCTTCATAGTCGGGTATTGAATCCGCTACTTTCTTAATCATTCCACTACGGAATAAAGGTGTAAATATATTTAGTTTCATTCGTATATCCATTGTTGAGTTTCTATTGTCCACATCGAATAACATGGGTGAGCCGAGATATGACCTGTAAAGTCAAAGCACTTCATATCTTCGCCGTTAACGTAACCAATCCATCCTTCAGCATCATGCCTATTAAATACGGGCGGTGCTAACATTTTACGAACGTGAGATAATGAAGTCCACCAAAACGTACCACCAAAGAATGGTGAACCTCTATGTTCAACTGAATGATGAGATGGTCGCATCCAATGTTGACCAACCGCATCAAAGCCCTCATTAAGTTTTTGTACTGCTATTTGCCATTGACCAACGTTGTAATAAGTCATTGATCTTCGCCATGATTGGTTAGGTTGTTCAGGACGTGATGAGCCTTTAGAGTGAGCATATAACACATAACCATCATTCGATTGTGCAAATTCATACATTGGTATTTGAGTAACCTGCTCCCAACCTGTATCGGATGTTGCTATCACATCAAAGTTAATACGTTCGTTAATTAGGTATTGAATAACGGATGTACGGTTATGGTCTGCACCAACTATTCCAATACGGAACGCTGCTAAGTTATCAATAAGCCCCCATTTACGTAGGGCTTTAATATGTTCGCTAACTGGTTCTAACCATTGACCGTCTGCGTATATGTGGTAATAGTGGTAGAGTTTATTTGAATCGCTCATAAAGTTCTTTACGTTTATCAGTTAGCAAATTTAATGAATATTTTTTAGTATCTAAAGCTAATTGTGCAGCCGTATCTTTTACTAAGTTAGGATTACTTAAAATGTATTTAGACCACTCATAAAAGTTTCCCCAAGTCAAATCAAAGCTATTCTTTTTAGTCATTAAAGAACTATAAGGATTAACATTGTGACCCATAAACGCACATCCTTTATGCCCTGCTTCAATCATTTTCAACTCTGACTTACAATTATTAAAATCATTGTCTATTAAAGGCGCAACTAAAATATCCATTTCATCATAAACCTTTGCGAACTCATATACCGGCAAAGCACCCACTCTACGGTATGGTTTACTAATACCACTAGGGAACTTATATTTAACTAGTCGCAAACAATACTCACGTTCAACTGGCAATAGTGTTTTAAGGTTATCAGTTAACATACGCTCGTATCCAATGTAAACCGACTCTTCACTTTTAATAGCGTTCCAACCTGTAAGTATTACTTGGCAGTTACGGTTAAAGTCGGCATCGTATAAAGCAGTTTGCACGTCTTTATGAATTGACATAACGTCTGGTATGTGAGTTGTGCCTTGCGTAAACCCGTATCTAATACGTTTAGAGTTTATGTGGTTGTTTTGCCACACGCTGTCATCCGTATCAATACCATTTTCAATAACATAAACTTCTTTATTGTGTTCTTTAATCTTACCGGCTAATATCTCGGTTGTGCAAATAACAAAGTGAGCCGCTTTAATTGAATCAATAATTAGTTGAGGTTTATTAGTTTCTTTATAATGTTCGTATAACAAATGATCTTCGGGCAAAATCCAATAGTCATCAAGATCTAAACCAAAACGAATGCCTAACTTATTAAGTACTTCAATAATCCCGTTGCTATTATCTATTTCACGACAAAATAAAACTAAGTCAATAGTTTTTAAAAAGTCATCAGGATAAATGTCATTAGGTTTAGAATGCACTATTTCAAAGTCTGGGTTTAAACGTGCTAAAACTTCATGTGGTTTATTCATGCGATAATAAGACACAGCGTTGAACTCTGGCTTGTTATCTTTAATGTTAAAACTATGGATTAGGAGTATTTTCATCAAACGTATGGTGTTTTAAATTAAGTTCTTTCATTCTGTGTAAACGGTATCTATTAGCATCTATTATCATTTCATTGCCGCATGATGTACAAACGTAACCTGTATTAATAACTTTATAGGCTTCCGTTATTTCAGCCATAATACCCTCGCAACCTCTAGGTATAAATAGTTCTTTAGCATATATCTCAAAAAAAGTGGAATGTTTTACTAAAACATCTAAAGCCTCGTCTCGGTTCATCTTAATCTATTAAATATTAAACAAATAGTCATTGATAGTAAAGAGGTAACTCCTGCTATAATTATACAAAACGGTTCGTTATAAGAGTAAATTAGTGCCATCCAAAATGATAAACACTTTACACAACTAAACGGGTAAAGGTTTTTAAATCCCGTTGCTATTAATATCCTTTGAGGTATTGTTGAAAGTTCAGCAAACCAAAAGGCAAACAAAGCGATGTATAAATAATTAACCATTGATAATATATTTTAGTTTACTTTTTAAAATCTCTTGGTATTCTCTACAACTTTTATAAATGGCACATCTTTTAATCCCAATGTATTGCGAAAAACGACCAGCGTTTTTAAATGATTTAATCGCTTCAAAGCCTGCAATGTTATTGTTAGAATGGTTATAAACCCTCGCCCGGTATCTTATTTCCATTCTATCGCTATCACTATCTTTGGCTATTATTTTCTTTGCAGCTTCAAAAACTATATCGGCTGTCGGGTCGTAGTCTTTAGATATTTGATTTATGTAAGTTCTATCAAAATCGAAAGCATCTATGTTTTGTAAGGTGTTAGCGTATTCCATTAAATTAGAAGTTGAGCCATCTGTATGTTGTTTAAATGTATTTCTCTTTAACCAAATATTCCTAATTGTTTTAATAACAAATGGGCTTAGGTAACCATCATTGTATGCCTTAACAAAACGATCATCTTTAGTTTCACAGATAGCTAAGATAGTTTCTTGGTATAAGTCTTCTGCTATGTGAGTACGTGGTGACGCCAATTTGTGGCAGTATTTCAAAAAACTGTCGTTTGATATTATAACCTCGATTACCTTTTGGTGTGTCATCGGTTTCAAATATACTACTTTATTTTATATTGTAACAAAGTTTTAATAAATAATTCCAAGTATATTTAACATCCCCTACCCAAACATCCACATCCTTAGCAGGCAGGCTATGTGTTTTAAGGTAGTTTTTAATGATTTGGTGTGCTAATTGTGGGGTCATATCTAAAATGGATCTATTTCATTTTTACCGTTGTTTGTAATTATATCAAGTGGGCTTGTTAAAAAGTTATCATTTTGTTGAAGTTCTTTTGGTTTATTAGATTGAATCCAACTATCATTATTTGGCATTCCTTTGTAATAACGCCCGTTTGTTTTATCCCATGCTAATTGGCAGCATCCAGTTTGTCCCCAATGTTTAAACTTTACCTTTTGGATATAAACCTCAGTAGTAAAATTTTCGTAGTCCCTGTAAACTGTTATTCCATTTGCCGCCTTATTGTAAAAGTTAGCAGAACCACTTATGGAATAAAGGTTTGGTATCTCAAATTTTCCACTTGCTTTGTCTTTTTGTATCTTAGTTGGGTGAGCAACTAAAAAACAATGTACGCTATTCTTTTCACAAAATGTAACTATTTTATCTAATTGTTCAGAGATATATTTAGTTTCGTTTGTACTGTAATTGTGTTCTAACTTATTCCAAG